AACAGCCGAACGATTGAAGTGCACATGGACCTGAAGAGTCTCGCCGCCGCCCGGATCACCGGCCGGCCATGGGCGATCGCGCCTGGTCGAATGGAAGGTTTGCTCGGCAGTGTCCTGGCGCTCATGCCCGTGCCGTCCTGGACCCAGGAGGCCACCCGCCGGCAGGACTACACGGTGACGGACAGCGGGATCGGCATCGTGCCGGTGCTCGGACCCCTGGTCTCTCGTGGCGACTGGCTGACCCTGCTGCTCGGCGCCAGTGAGTATGGGACCGTCGCCGACGCCGTGCGTGCTGCCGCCGACGATCCTGCCGTGCGCGGGGTCCTGCTCGAGGTCGACTCCCCCGGCGGCGAGGTCGGCGGCCTGTTCGACCTCGTCGACGAGGTCGCCACCATCCGGGCGCGGTGCGGCAAGCCATTGTGGGCGGTCGCATCGGAATGTGCGCTGTCGGCCGCCTATGCCATCGCCTCGGCCGCTGATCGGCTCTACGTCACCCGCACCGGCGAGGTCGGCTCGGTCGGCGTCGTCGCCGTGCACCTCGACGAGAGCGGCGCCGATGCCATGGTCGGGCTGCAGTGGACGCTGATCCACGCCGGCGCCCGCAAGACCGACGGCAACCCGCACCAGCCGCTGTCGCCGCGGGCAACCGCCGAGATTCAGGCCGACGTCGATCATCTCTACGACGCGCTGGTCGCCCTCGTCGCCGGCAACCGCGGCCTCGGTGCCGATGCAATCCGCGCTACCGAAGCCGCGATCTACCGCGGCGAGAGGGCGGTCACGGCGAAGCTCGCTGACCGGGTGGGTGGCGTTTCCCACGCCATCGGCGATCTGGAGGCGGCGCTGGAGACAAAGCGGCTCCGTGCTGGCTCGTCGACGAGCCGAGGCGCTGCTGGTCAATCCCGATCACCCAAAAGGACCCTCGTCATGGATGCTTCTGATCCGCTGAGCAATGCGAGCAGCGCCGAACCGACGGAAGATGCGGCCGGCCCAACCGAAACGCCCAAGGCGCTGCCAGCAAACGCGGTGCCGCATCGCCCCCTGCCGGCGCCCGTTCCCGACGCATCCGCCATCGCCGAGACGTTGCGCGCCGAGTTTGCCGAGATCGCGACGATTGCCGCCCAGGCGGGTCGTCTCGGCATCGGCATCGACGCTGCCGACGCCATGCGCCGGCGGCTGAAGCCTGACGCCTTGCGCCAGTCGGTTCTCGACCAGCTGGCGGCGCGCGCCGAAGCCGCCGACGTGGTCGCAGCGGCACCGCCGTCTGCCGCCGCCGGCGACAGCCCGATCGTCAGGCGCGCCCGCGAGCGCGCCGCGGCCAGCAGCCGGTAAGGATCATCCGCATGCCCGTGCTCACCATGACCCCGACGCTCGGCGACCTGCTGAAGTTCGAGGTCGACGCCAGCTATTGCCGCGAGACGGTGACGCTGAAGGCCGGCACCAGCTATCCGCTCGGCGCCGTGCTGGGCAGGATCACTGCCAGCGGCAAGTATCGCCTGTCGCCGGCGGCCGAAGTGGTCGGCGACGAGGGGGCGGAGACCGCTATCGCCGTGCTGCTGGAGGCGGTCGATGCCGCCGCCGCCGACAGGGCCGGCCTGATCGCCGCGCGCGGCCCGGTGATCCTGTCGAAGGCGGCGCTGGTCTTCGACGTCTCGGTCGACCAGCCGGCGGAGAGAACGGCGAAACACGCCCAGCTGGCTATCCTTGGCCTCGTCGCCCGCGAGACCGCCTGATCATAAGGACTCTCCGCAACCATGGTCACGATGATCAATCCGTTCGACGCGGGCGGCTATACGCTCGCCGAGATGACGGAAGCGCTCAACATCCTGCCCAACGTCTACAGCCGCCTCGGCCAGATGGGCCTGTTCCGCTTCGAGGGCGTCACCCAGCGCAGCGTCGTCATCGAGCAGGCGGAGGGCGTGCTGAATCTGTTGCCCACCGTGCCGCTCGGCGGTCCCGCCACCGTCGCCAACCGCGATCTGCGCGCGATGCGCTCGTTCACCATCCCCTGGATCCCGCACGACGACGCCATCACCCCGCAGGACATCCAGGGGGTGCGCGGCTTCGGGATGAGCGATGCCGCCGATCCGCTGGCGACGGTGATGGAGAGGAAGCTCACCCGCATGCGCGTCAAGCACGCGCAGACCCGCGAGTACATGGAGATCAATGCGCTCAAGGGCATCGTCAGGGACGGCGCCGGGGTCACCCTCTACGACTACTTCAGCGAGTTCGGTCTTGCCCAGCAAACGGTCGACTTCGTCCTCGGCACCGCCACCACCAACGTCCAGGCGAAGGTGCGCGAGGTGCTGCGCAAGATCGAGACCGAGCTCAAGGGCGAGACGATGACCGGCGTGCTGGCCCTGGTCAGCCCGGAGTTCTTCGACAGGCTGATCGGCCACGCCAAGGTGGAGGACGCCTACAGGTACTATTCGTCCACCGGCGCCCAGCCGCTGCGGGACGACACCCGCCGGCGCTTCCCCTTCGCCGGCATCGTCTTCGAGGAATACAACGCCACCGTCACCCTCGCCACTGATACCACCGAGACGCTGGTGCCGGCCGGCGAAGGCATCGCCTTCCCGCTCGGCACCCTCGATACCTTGGTCACCTATGGCGCGCCTGCCAACCTGATCGAGACGGTCAACACCATCGGCCTTGCCATGTACGCCCGCCAACTGGCGCGTCCCGACGGCAGTGCCATCGACGTCAAGACCGAGGCCTCGATCCTGCCGGTCAACAAGCGGCCCCGCCTGGCGGTGAAGATCCGCAGCAGCAACTGATGAGCGTCTTTGCCGTGGCGATCGATGCGCTGTTCGCCGATCCGAACCTCGGCGTCGATGCCGTCTATCGCGTGGGCGGCGCCGATCCCGCTGTGCCGGTGCGCGTCATCCTGCGCCGGCCGGATCGCGTCGGCGCGTTTGGCGAGAGCCGCATCGTTGCCGAGACAACGGTATTCGACGTCCGCGTTGCCGACATCGCGCACCCTGCCGAAGGCGATACGATCGAGCTGGACGGCGCCGTCTACAGGATCGAGGGTGCGCCGCTGCGGGACGGCGAGCGCCTCGTCTGGTCGATCGAGGCGGGGGCAGCATGAGAGTTCTGGCCGCCATTCAGGGAGACCTGAAGGAACTGCTGCAAGCGGAACTTCGGACCGCCGAGCGCGCCGTCACCGCCGGTGTGCGCGCGGCCACCGACGGGCTCAAGACCGAGTTACGACGGCAGATCACCGGGGCCGGGCTCGGCAACCGGCTGGCGAATACCTGGCGCGGCGAGGTCTATCCGAAGAGCGGCCAGAGCATCGCTGCCGCCGGCCATGTCTGGTCGAAGGCGCCGAAGCTGGTGCGGCTGTACGCCGAGGGTGCCGTCATCCGCTCGAAGGCCGGCCTGTTCCTCGCCATCCCGACCCCGGCTGCGGGAAAATATGGCGATGGCCGGCGGAAGATCACGCCGGGGGCCTGGGAGCGCATCCACGGCGTGCGATTGCGCTTCGTCTATCGCCGCGGCAGCCCGAGCCTGCTGGTCGCCGACAACGCCCGGCTGACCAGGCGGGGACGCGCGGCGGCGAACATCGGCCGCAGCAAGGGAGCGGCGTTCACCCGTCTTGCCGGCCGAACCACCGTGCCGCTGTTCATCCTGGTGCCGCAGGTCAGCGTGCGCAAGCGCCTCGACGTCGACGGTGCGGCGCAGAAGTGGATGGCGGCGCTGCCGCAGCTGGTGCTGCGGAACTGGCGGGAGGAACGGTCATGACATCGAAGCGCGAACAGGTTCTCTCGGCGCTGTCCGACCGGCTGCGGTGCATTGCCGGCACTGCGGTCAAGCGTAACGAGGTGCTGCCGGTGAGCGTGCCGGCGGGAGGCCTCGTCCTCCTGCGCGACGGCGATCCCGGCGAGCCCGACGTGACGCTGAACCCGCGCACGGAATTTTACAGCCACCGGGCCGAGATCGAGGTGTTCGTAACGCGGCCGGTTGATGGCGGTGGCGAGGCGGTGCTCGATGCGCTGCTGTCACAGATCGGCGCCGCACTCGCCGCCGACCGCAGCCTCGACGGCCTCGCCGAGAACCTGTTCTGCAGCGCGCCGGAGACCTCGGTGCTGGCGATCGAGGGGGCCGCGCCGATCCTCGCGGCACGCCTCACCATCACCATCGAATACCTGGCCGGCGATCCGCTGGCCGCCTGATCTTCCGAGCGTACGGAGACCCCGAACATGCCCAAGGTCCGCGCCTACGGCGCCGACGCGACGCTCAAGGCCTGCCGCGAGACGACGTACGGCGTTGCGCCATTCAGTGCCTACCGCTCGCTCGATTTCAAGTCGTGCGATCTGTCGTCCGAGCAGCCGCTCGGCGATGACCCGCTGCTCGGGCGCGGCCGCAACGCCCAGGATCCCTATCGCGGCCTGATCACCGACGAGGGCAAGATCGAGATCCCGCTCGACCTGCGCGGCTCCGGCTTCTGGCTCACGGGGCTGTTCGGTGATCCGACGACGGTGCAGACCAGGGCGTCGGGGCAGATCGCCTTCTCCGGTCAGCCGGCGGCCAACAGCACGATCGCGTTCAATGGCGTTACCTGGACGTTCGTCAGCGGCTCGCCGTCAGGCAACCAGACGCAGATCGGCGCCAGTCTCGATGCGACATTGACCGCGCTGGCTTCCGATCTGAATGCATCCGCCGATGCGCAGATCTCCAGGTGCACCTACACGGGGAGCACGGCGGACGACCGGCTGGAGATCGCGTTCGACACCGCCGGCACCAGCGGCAACAGCTTTACGCTGGCAGCCTCGGCGAACAGCAACGGCACGGTCTCGGCACCGACGCTGACCGGCGGCGGCCACATGCACGAGTGGCTGTCGGGCGGCGACGCGATCCCCAGCTTCACCTTCGAGGTCGGCCATCCGCAGCTGATCACGCCGGTGTTCTTCCGGCATCTCGGCACGGTGATGGAAAGCCTCGCCTTCGAGATGGGCCGCGAGGGGCCGGCGAACGGTACCCTGCAGCTGGTTGCCCAGGGCGAGGAGAAGGCTGTGGCGACGATCGATCCGGCGCCGCAGAGCTTCGCGCTCAAGCGCTTCAGCCAGGGCCGCGGCTTCATCAGGCGCGGCGGGGTTGCCCTGGCCGGCGTCACCGGCGGCAGCCTCACCTTCTCCAACAACATCGAGCGGGTGCGGGTGATCCGCGACGACGGCAAGATCGAGGCGGCGGAACCCACGATCGCGACCTGCACCGGCGCGATGACCGTGCGCTTCGATGGCGCGACGCTGGTGGCGGAAGCGGCAAACGGGGAGCCGGTGGCGCTGGCCTATGGCTTTACCATGGCCGAGGGCTGGGATCTCTCCTTCGAGCTGTTCCGGGTGTTCCTGCCGAAGCCGAAGTACGCCGTCTCCGGGCCCGGCGGCGTCGAGGCCAGCTTCGACTGGCGCGCCGCTTATGACGAGAGCGCTGGCACGATGCTTCGCGTCCGCCAGCTCAACGATGTCGCCAGCTATGCGTGATGCATGCCCGGATCCGCATCTCCGCAAAATCGATGAAATTCGCAAGGAGCAACCATCGCGAGTTCTGGAAGGGGCCGCTCGCTGTGTTTCTTCCCAAGGGTGAGCGGGACCGAGTGACACGCCGAGATGTATCAATAGTGCTGCTTGAAATACTCCGAGATGGTCAAGCGGTGCATGAGAGGTTTTGCCCGTACCCGATTCATCAAATCCCAGTACATAGCTCGGGCGACTGGCTCGGTAACTTCTACCGGAACGTCGTAGGCATACCATGGAAATGACGGAGTCGCTTTCTCAGTCAAGTGCCATGATCTATGAAATTCTTGCTGGAGATACTCAAATATTTCCCAACGGATGTTGTTCAAGAATTCGACAATGTGGCTGGAGTGATAGATAAATATGTCGTCGAAGAACCACTTAAAGAAGCACTCAACGGCGAGATAAGCCTCTTGTTCGCTAACTGTGTGGCCAGCCACCTGTAACAACTCACGAAGGTGCCTGACGTTTGTTGCAAGACGAGCCAAATTATGCTTCGCGATGTCGCCACACATTTTGATGTATCGGTAACGTGCGACGCGCAGGTTTGCGACAACACCGATCGCATGAAGGTTGACGCCGAATGCGATGAAGTCGCCTTCGAGCCAGTCAGCAAAAGCTTCGATCCTCTCGCTGAGGCCGGTCGTGCTCGCGCCTAGGTTGGGGTTGGCACAAACCTGCCTGAGGTGAAAGATAAAAGTGAGATCGGATGGTCGTGCATTCGACGGTGCGGCCTTGAGACCAAGAGGCGCAGGTTTGCGCTTGAAAGCGCGCACTTCGGATAGAAAGTCACTGAGCAAGATGATGAAAAGTCGCTGATGCGCTCTGGTCTCGAACATCAGATTTGTCGGTTCGGTACGATCGGTCTTCACGAATATCGCCCAATTGGCCATACCGTTAATCATATCCCATGCAGAATTAAGGATAATCAACTCACGCTCTGTTTCATTCATGGCCGGTCTAACGTATTATTTCTCTGCGTGGAAGATGTGATGGACGCAACGAATTTGGGCATTGCTCGTGCAACGATCGGTTAGGGTGATGGGTGCCTAGGTCAATACCACTTTACGCTATCCCCTATCGGACGTTTACGAACCATAACAGACTTTGGAAACTATATTTTATCATATCTCATCATGCGATAGATAGAATACCTTGCCGCAGCGCCCATCTGCCGGTCGGCCGCGTGGGCAGCGCATCTGTACGCTGCCCATGCGAACGGGCTTGCGGGCGCACAGAAACGAGACATTAACCCAAGCCGGCGCAAATTGCCGGCATGCGAAGCCTGTTGTCGCGCCTGCTGGCTTTATTCGACGTCTCTGCCGACGAGTCCGACGGCGAGACGCCGCCACTGACGGAGGCCGAGTACGACTGGCTGGAAATGGAATACCCGAGCTATCAGTCAGTACGGCCGCCGAGCAATCCGTTCTTCTGACGCGCTCGCAAGAGCGAGACGTGGGCGGTGGTCCGCGTCTACGAGAGCCGACGCACCAGCTTGTCGTCGGCGACCCTTGCGCCGCCGTTCGTAGGACCGTCGCAAGCCCCCCGCGTGGCCAGACCTAAGGAGTCGGCTTCCTACGCGGCGGCAACGAGCAACCCAATCCGGAGTCAGTACAAGGATGATCCGTCTCGATCTGAAGAGGGAGCCGCACTGGCTCGACCTCGGCCATGGCGTGCGCCTGCACGTCCGGCCGTGCACGACTGCGCTGATGATGGCGGCGCGGGCGGAAGCACAGCGGGCGACCATCGCATCGCCAAGCGGCAGCGAAGCCGCCGGTATCCGTACCGCGGGTCTGATCAAGGCGCTGGCGCGGCTCGCGGTGCTCGACTGGGACGGTGTCGGTGATGCCGCAGGAAACGCGGTGTCGGTCACGCCGGAGAATGTGGAGGCGCTGATGGACCTGTGGCCGATCGCCAGCGCCTTCGAGAGTGCGTACCTCGGTCCGGCGCTGCTGCTGGATGCCGAAAAAAACGCATCCGGGCCCGCGCCGAATGGCACTTCGGCGGCGGGCCCGAGTACTGCAGCAGCTGCGCCGCGCTGAACCGCCCCTGCGCCAGGGGCGACGCCGGCGCCGATGGCCAGAGCTGCCCCTACATCGAACACGAGCCGCTGACCGATGCCGGCTGGCAGGCCTGGGACGTGGTCACCCGCTGCTCGGGCCAGCTGCGCCTGGCGCCGAACGGGTCCATGGTCATCGGCCTCGATCTCGCCGCAGCAGTCTCGCTGGCGACGGCACTCGGCTACGACGCCCGCGCAGTGGCGGAGCTATTGCCGGCAGCAGAGGCCGGCCTCACGAGGGCGCTGAACGAGCGCCTCGCCAGCCAACACGATTGAAGGTCCTCTTCCATGGCCGATCGTAATCTCGCCATCCGCCTCGCCGTGATCGACGGCGGCAAGGTGAAGGCGGAGCTGCGTGACGTCGGCGACAGCGGTGCGCACGCCCTGCAGCGGATCGAAGAGGCGGCGCGACCGGCCTCGCGCGCGCTGCAGGCGCTCGACAGCGTCTCCGCTGAGGTGCGCGGCGGCCTGGAGGCGATGAGCGGCCGGCTGGGCGCGGTGGGTTCCGGCCTCGCCCGGCTGGGGCCCCTCGGCCTTGCCGCCGGCGCCGCACTCGCCGGCCTCAGCATCGTCGTCAGCAGAAGCATCGAGGAAGCGGCGAAGGCCGACCAGTCCTATCGCCGGCTGGAGGCGGTACTGAAGGCGACCGGACAGGCGTCCGGGCTGACCGCGGACGAGATCGCCTCGTTCGCCGACGGTATCGAGCGCTCGACGCTGGCAACGGCGGAAGGTGTGGAGGATGCCGCCTCGATCCTCGCCACCTTCCGCTCGGTCTCCGGCGAGACCTTCACCCGCGCACTCAGCCTGGCGCAGGACATGAGCGCGGTGTTCGGCCAGGATCTCTCGGGAGCGGCGACGCAGCTGGGCAAGGCGCTGGAGGATCCGATCAACGGGCTGACCGCGCTGCGGCGGGTCGGCGTCTCGTTCTCGGACGTCCAGAAGGAGCTGATCGGCACGCTGGTCGAGACCGGTCAGCAGGCCGAGGCGCAGCGGGTGATCCTCGATGCCCTGGAGAGCCAGGTCGGCGGCGCCGGTGCTGCGGAAGCCGGCGGCCTGACCGGTGCGACCAACCGGCTGCAGGACGCCTGGGGCAACCTGCTGGAAGCGATCGGCCGCACGCCGGCAGTCACATCCATCGCGCAGGGCGCGCTGGACCTGCTGTCCGGCGCGATCGAGGGGATGACGTCGGTCATCGAGGACGACCCGATCGGCGAGCGCATCGCCGTGGCAACGGCGGAGTTGACGAGGGCGCGCGACGCGCTGGCACGCCTGGAAGCAGGCGGACCCGGTACGCCGATGCTGGGCCAGCGCTTCGCCATTGACGAGCAGCGCCAGCGCGTGGCGGCGCTGGAGCAGGAGCTGGCGACGCTCACCCGCATCGGCGAGGCGGAAGCGCAAGCCGCGGCGGAAGAACGTGGGCGCGCCGAGGCCGGCAGGCAGGCAGCGGAGGCCGAGCGCCGCTCGGATGCTCTCGCCACTCAGCGCAGCCAGCTGGACAAGGCGCTGGAGCAGCTGGCGACCGGTCCCGCCGAGCGCATCGCCCAGGTCAACCGCGAACTGGCGGAGACGAAGAAACGCCTGGAGGCGCTGCGCGCGCCCGACGGCGGCAATGCCGGAAACATCGACGCAGCGGTCCGTGAGGCGGAAGAGATCGCCCGGCGGAAGATCGCGGCGATCAATCAGCCGCTGGAAGAAGCGGCCACACGCGCCCGCGAGACCCTCGAACGGCAATCGGCCGCCGAGCAGGCGGCAGCGGAGCGCGTCTGGCAGGCCAACGAGAAGGTGATCGGCGATCTGGCGAGGCAGCTGGCGCTGTTCGGCGACGAGCGCCGGCAGTTCGTCGACCAGGCGCTGTCGCGGCTCTCGGAAAGTGCCACCGACGAGCAGTGGGTGCAGGTCGAACGGCTGGCGGGCGCCCTCTACGACGAGAAGCAGGCGCGCGAGCAACTGGCCGAGAGCCTGCGCACCGAACAGCAGCTGCGCCAGCAGGGTGCACGGCTGACCGAACAGATGCGCACGCCGGCGGAAGAGCTGGCGGCAGCCCTGCAGCAGCTGGATACGTTGATGCAGAGGGGAGCCATCGACGCCGAGACGCATGGGCGCGCCATCACCGAAGCCTACCGCGAGGCGGAGCAGGCGGCCGAGCGCATGCTCGCCAGCAGTCGCGACTGGCAGGACGGGGTGACGCGGGCGCTGGGCGACTATGCCGATCAGGCGACGGATGCGGCGAGCGCCGCCGAGCAGGTGACGACCCAGGCGTTCTCCGGGATGGAAGACGCGCTGGTTGGCTTCGTCACCACCGGCAAGCTCGACTTCGCCTCGCTGGTCGACGCGATGATCGCCGATCTTGCGCGGCTGTCGATCCGCATGGCGGTGCTCGGTCCGCTGGCGCAGGCGCTGAGCGGCGGGCTCGGCGGCTTGGTTTCCGGGCTGTTCGGATCGTCGCCGCCGGTCGCGGGTAGCGGCGAGCCCGGCGCGGCTCCGGGGCCCGGCACCGGTGGGCTATACGCGCAAGGCGGCGTGTTCGCGCACGGTACCGTCATCCCCTTCGCCCAGGGCGGCGTGGTCGACCGGCCGACCCTGTTCCCGATGGCCCGCGGGTACGGCCTGATGGGCGAGGCCGGGCCGGAAGCAGTGCTGCCGCTGAAACGGCTCTCCTCCGGCAGGCTCGGCGTCGAAGCCACGGGCGGCCCGCAGGTCACCGTCAACGTCATCAACAATGCGGGTGCCAAAGTGACGACCGAAGAGCAGCGGGACCCGAGCGGCAACCTGAGCCTGAACGTCATCATCGACGCGGTCGAGGTGGCGATGGCGCAGCGGGCGGCGCGCCCCGGCAGCACGCTCAACCGCGCGCTCGCCGCTGCCGCCAATCCGATCCGGGCACGATAACGGTGCCTATTCCATTGTGGCCGGCGTCGCTGCCGCCGCGGCCGCTGGCCGACGGCTTCTCCGAGACGCCGCCGAACCTGCTGGTGCGCAGCGCCACCGAGATCGGGCCGGCGAAGGCGCGCCGACGCGCCACAGCGGGGGTGACGCGGCTAAAGGCGGCGTTCCGGCTCAGCCCGGCGCAGCTCGCCATCTTTCGTACCTTCTTCGCCTCCGATCTTCAGGGTGGCGCGCTGCCGTTTTCGTGGACGCATCCGGCAACCGGGGCCATTGGCGCCTTCCGCATCGTCCCGCCGCTGACGATCGAGCCGATCGCCGCCGGTATCGCCTGGCGGGTGACCCTCGAACTGGAGCTATTACCGTGACCCTCACCGATACCGCGACCCGCGAACTCGCGGCACAGGACTGCGCCACTCCGTGGCTGGTGCTGCTGGAGATCGGCCACCCGCAGCTGCCGGCACCGTTGCGGCTGACCTCGGATGGCGTGGCGACGATCAGCAATGGTGCCAGCTACGAGACATTCCCCTTCGAGGTGACGCTGCCGGATGATGCCGAAGGCCGTGCGCCGCGCGCGCAGATCCGGATCGACAACACCAGCCAGGAGGTCGTGGCCCTGCTGCGCGGGCTGACGACGCCGCCGTCGCTGACCATCCGCATCGTCCGCAGCACCGATCCCGACGTCGTAGAGCGCGAATGGTCCGGGCTCGAATGGCGCGCCTCGACCTTCGACGTCGGCTTCGTCACCGGAACGCTCAGCGTCGACGACCTCGCCGCCGAGGAGTTCCCCTACGTCACCTTCGACGGGAGGTTCAAGGCGCTGTGGCCGTAGGCTCAAGGCGAAGTCCCTCGGCTCCGCCTCGGTGTACTTCGGCTTGGGGAAGTGGAGCGCGCGCCCTTGGGGCGGCCCTGCGGGCGCGCGCCGGTCTGTTCTTTAATCGGTGACCTCTGATGACTCTTCCCCCGTGGGCTGTCGCCTACATCGGCATCCCCTTCCTTGATCTCGGCCGAAGCCGGGCGGGGTGTGACTGCTGGGGGCTGGTGCGGCTGGTGCTGGCCGAGCAGGCCGGCGTCCAGCTGCCGTCGTTGGCAACCTGCTACGGCAGCGAGGCCAATGCCGCGGGAGTTGGGGATACGATCGCGGCGGAACGTCGCTCCGGCGCCTGGGATCGCATCGATGCCGGCAACGAGCAGCCGTTCGACGTCGTCGAGATGTCGGGTGCTTCGCGGGTCCCCGGCTCCGGCTGGGTGTTCGGTCCGCTGCACGTCGGCGTCGTCGTGACCTCCGGCTGGCTGCTGCACGTCGAACGCGGCACCGCCGCCGTGCTCGCCCGCTACCGCGAGGACCAGGCCATCCAGAGGCGGGTCCTGGGGTTCTGGCGATTCAGGAACCAGGAGCCAGGACCCAGGAACCAGGAAGGGGTGGGGCATGACGGTCGCAGTCTCTGAGCCGCGCTCCTTTCTTTCTTCTTCCTGGCATCTGGCTCCTGGTTCCTGTGACCTGACAACCGTCTCCTGCTGTCCCCACCCGTTCGAGCAGCGGCGTGTTGACTTCTCGGTGCCGGCGGGGCTGACGATCGCCGAGATCGTCGAACTGATCCAGCCGGACCCGCTGATGCGGACGCACGGCGTGGCGTTCCTCGGCGAGGACGCGATCGAGCGGGCGCAGTGGCATCGGGTTCGGCCGAAGCCGGGAACCTATGTCTCGATCCGGCTGCTGCCGGCAGGCGGCGGCGGCTGGCGGATCGCGGCGATGGTCGGCATCGCGATTATCGCCGTCGTCACCACCGCACTGACCTATGGCGCGCTGGCGCCGGTGTGGGGAACCACCGCAGCGGCGATCGCCGGCGGCCTTGCCGGTGCCGCGGTCACCCTTGGCGGCACGCTGCTGGTCAACACCTTCCTGCCGCCGCCGGTCCCGGAGCTGTCCAAGGACAAGGGCACGGAGAGCCAGACCTACCAGATCCTGGGTGCGCGCAACCGCATCGACATCTGGGGCAAGGTGCCGTTCCTGTGCGGCCGCTTCCGGCTGACGCCGCCCTATGCTGCCGCCCCCTATCGTGAGGTGGTGGGCTCCGATACCTGGTGGCGGGCGATCTTCGCGGTCAGCCACGGGCCGGTGCATGTCGAGTCCATGCGCATCGGCGCAACGCCGATCGGCAACTACGCCGAGGTCGAATGGCAGCTCCGCCGCGGCTACTGGTCGATGCCGGACCAGGGCGGATGGGATCCGGCAGCCGGTGTCTTTCCCGCCAACCCCAGCTTTGGCGACACCTGGACGGCCGCTTCGTCCGGTACGGTCAACGGGCTTGCGATCGCCGCCGGCCATACCATCACCTTCAACCGGCTGGCCGACTCTACGAGTGCAGTGGCCTGGGATCTCGACCAGGGCAAGCCGTTCTCGCTCTATCTGTCGGACGTCTACGAGGACCCGCTGTCGGTGGCGCTGACCTATGCCGCCGGCGGCCAGGTGCGGACGACGGCGCCGGGGGCCGACGAGATTGCGATCGAGATCGCCTTCGAGCGGCTGGTGCACATCCAGAACCAGCCGCCCGGCAAGAAGTCGGACCAGTCGGTCACCTTCCGGATCGAGCAGTCGCCGGCCGGCCAGAACCACTGGAGCACGGTGCTGGTGCGCACCGTCACCGGCCGGCAACAGACGCCGCTCTACTGGGGGCACCGCTGGCGGCCGGCCGAGTACGGCGCTGTCGAGGCCAACCAGAGCTACGACGTCCGGATCACCCGGCTCAGCGGCGATACCGACGAGGAGCGCAGCTTCTCCAGGTGCTTCTGGACCGCACTGCGCACCATCACCGCCGGTGATCCGGTGCCGGTGCCGGGGATCACGCTGATCGCCGTGCGCATCCGCGCCACCGGCCAGCTGCAGGGGACGATCGACGAGTTCAACGTCACCGCGCGGACCATCGCGCGGGACTGGGACGCCAGCACCAACAGCTGGGTCTGGCGGCCGACGTCGCAGCCGGCGGCGCTGTTCCGCCACATCCTCCAGCACCCGAGCCGTCGCAAGCCCGCGACAGATGCGCAGATCGACCTGGAGCGGCTGGTCTACTGGGATGACGTGACACGGCCGACCGACCGCACGTTCAACGGCGTCTTCGACGCCAAGACGTCGCTCTATGACGCGCTGACCCGGATCGCCCGCCTCGGCCGGGCGATGGTCAGCTTGCGCGACCTGAAGTTCTCGGTGGTCATCGACGAGCCCCGAACCGTGCCGGTGCGGATGTTCACGCCGCGCAACAGCTGGAGCTACGAGGGCGAGATGACCCACGAGCCGGTGCCGCACGGCTACCGCATCGCCTTCGTCAACGAGCAGGCCGACTGGAAGACCGAAGAAGTCGTGGTTTACGACGACGGCTATTCTGCGGCCAGCGCCACGCTGATCGACCGGGTCGAGATCGTCGGCCTGACCAGCCGCGACCAGGCGTGGAAGGAGGGCCGCTACCACCTGGCGCAGCAGCGTCTCCGCCGCGAGATCCACCACCTCAACTGCGACTTCGAGCAGCTCGCCTGCGAGCGCGGCGACCTGGTGGCATTGCAGCACGACGTGATTGCGGTGGGCCTCGCCTCGGCGCGCATCGCCGCAACCAGCGAGGATGCCGCGGGAACCGTTATCGACGTCACCCTCGATGCGCCGGTGACGATGCTGACCGGCAAGAGCTACGGCCTGCGGGTGCGCCGGGTGATCGCCGGGGTGATGCGCACCGACCTCTACCCGCTGCGCACGATCGCCGGCTTCTCACCGCGGCTGTTCTTCACCAACCCGCCGGCGCTGATCGATGCGCCCGGAGAAGGAGATCTCTGCGCCTTCGGCGAGTTCGGCCGCGAGACGTTGCGGGTGCTGGTGCGCGACATCGAGCCGGGCGAGAACCTATCGGCGAAGCTGACGCTGATCGCCGAGGCGCCCGGCGTGCACCTGGCCGAGCAGGGGCCGATCCCGCCCTATGATCCGGTGGTGACGCCGCCGCCTTCGGTTCCAGCGCCGGTGGTGCTCGACATCCGCTCCGACGAGCGGGTGATGCTGGTGACGCCGTCGCGCACGCTGATCGAGCGGGTGGTCTTCCAGCTGCAGCCGATCTCGATCGAGGGGGCCACGATCCACGTGCTCTACCGGCTCTCCGGCACGCACGGCGCCTGGCAGGACGCGAGCGTGCAGGAGGAGACGGCGAGCACCGTCGTCATCACCGGGCCGCAGTCCGGCGAGACCTATGACTTCCGCCTGCAGTACACGCACCCGAACTTCCTCGCCTCGCCGGCGACGCAGGTCAACAGCCACTACGTCACCGGCCGACGCTCGCCACCGGCCGACCTGCAGAACCTGACGCTGGCCGCCGTCGGCGGAAGTGCGCTGCTGCGCTGGGACCTGCCCGCCGATCTCGACGTGCAGTTCGGCGGCTGGATCAGCTTCCGACACTCGCCGGAGATGAATGCCACCCTGTGGCCCAACTCGACGTCGCTGGCCCGCGCCGTCACCGGCGACCAGACGCACGTCTTCCTG